AGGTGGTGCAGGTGCACCACAAGCAGGTTCTGGTGGTGGAGGAGGAGCTGGTGGTGCAGGTTCTGGCCCGCCAGGAGGACATACAGGTGGTGCTGGTGGAGATGGCGTACCTAATACAATTAATGGATGTGGAACACCTTTTTCTCAAACAGCTTTCGCCGGTGGTGGCGGAGGTGGTGGAGGTAGATCTGGAGGAAGTCCAGGAGGAGCCGGAGGACCTGGTGGTGGAGGAGCCGGAGGTAAAGCTGCACCAAGTGGTGGAGCAGGATCAAACGGAACTGGTAACACTGGCGGTGGTGGCGGTGGTGGAGGTGATGGATCACCAGGAGCAGGAAATGGTGGATCAGGTGTAGTAATAATAAGAGCACCTGGTTGTGCAACTTTAGCTGTATCTCCTGGAACAAACGCAACTGCAACACACCCGGGTGGTGACAAAATAGCTACATTCACAGTTTCTGGAACATTGACAATCTCTTAAGCAATGTTATATTTAGTTCATAAAGACATATGAACTTAATAAATTATTATTATTATTTTGAATCAGCAATTCCTCATAGAATTTGTGATGATATTATTCGTTACGGTAAATCTATTTCTGATGAAATGGCAGTTACTGGTGGTTTTAATAATAAAAAATTAAATCAAAAACAAATTAAAGATTTAAAAAAGAAAAGAGATTCAAATATTGTTTGGATGAATGATAGATGGATTTATAAAGAAATACAACCCTATGTTCATAGAGCTAACGCTAATGCTGGTTGGAATTTTCAATGGGATTATTCTGAGTCTTGTCAATTTACTAAATATGAAAAAGGTCAATTTTATGATTGGCATTGTGATGGTTGGGATAAACCATACATAAGAGAAGATACAAACGCACCTGATCACGGAAAAATAAGAAAACTATCTGTTACAGTTACATTATCAGATCCAAAAGATTATAAAGGTGGTGAACTAGAATTTGATTTTAGAAATTTAGATCCAGATAAAAAACGTAACACACGTAAATGCACAGAAATATTGCCTAAAGGATCTTTAGTTGTATTTCCTGGTTTTGTTTGGCATAGAGTACGCCCCGTTAAAAAAGGATCAAGATATAGTTTAGTTATTTGGAATTTAGGATGGCCATACAAGTGAGTTTTCCAAAACAATTAATTAGAGAAGAATATTTTAAATGTCCTATATGGTTTGCTGATGAACCTAAATATGTAAATCAATTAAATAAAGCGTCTGATAAATATATTAAAGAATCTAAAAAAAATATTAAAAAAGATATAAATAAAAGAAACAAAAAATTTGGAGATAAAGGAGATTTAGGTTATGTCTTTCATTCAACTACTTTAATAGGAGACCCTAAATTTAAAGAACTACAAAATTATGTAGGCGCAACTGCAAATAATTTATTACTTGAAATGGGTTTTGATCTAACTAACTATCAAATTTTTACAACCGAAATGTGGGTGCAAGAATTTGCAAAACAAGGTGCTGGTCATCACACGTTACATACACATTGGAATGGACACATATCTGGTTTTTATTTTTTAAAAGCAAGTGAAGCAACATCTATGCCATTGTTTGAAGATCCAAGAGCAGGTAATGTGATGAATTTATTACCTGAAAAAGATAAAACAAAAGTAACTTATGCATCATCACAAATAAGCTATAAAGTAAAACCAGGTCGAATGATATTCTTTCCATCATATATGCCGCATCAATATATTGTTGATATGGGTTATGAACCGTTTAGATTTATACATTGGAACTGTCAGGCAATACCAAAAGGAGTACTTAATGTCGTTCAAAAAAAATAAATACAGTGTTTTAAAAAATGCAATATCTAAAGAGATGGCAGATTTTTGTTATTCTTATTTTGTAAATAAACAGAGAGTAGCTAAATTTTTATTTGATCAAAGATATATTTCTCCATTTACAGAGTATTTTGGAACATGGTCAGATCCACAAGTTCCTAATACTTACTCACATTATAGTGATCTTGTTATGGAGACTTTATTACAAAAAGTAAGACCTGTTATGGAAAAACATACAGGATTAAAATTATCAGAAACTTATTCTTATGCAAGAATATATAAACCAGGTGATGTATTGGCTAGACACAAAGATAGGTATTCTTGTGAAATATCTACAACGTTAAATTTAGGTGGAGATAATTGGCCAATCTATTTAGATCCAACAGGTAATAAAGGTCAAGCAGGAATAAAAATAGATCTTAAACCAGGTGATATGTTAATATATTCTGGTTGTGATTTAGAACATTGGAGAGAAGAGTTTACTGGTAAAAATTGTGGGCAAGTATTTTTGCATTATAATAAAGCAAATGCTAAAACAGCAAAACAAAATTTGTATGATACAAGACCATTTATTGGATTGCCAGCTTGGTTTAAAGGCTTTAAATTACCTAAATAATATTGTAGAATAATAATCTGGCGGGAGATTCCACCACACCATCTCCTGCCTGATTATTATAGGATTTTTATGTTACAAAAAATAGGTTTTCAACCAGGTATAAATAAACAAATATCAGAAACCACGGCAGAAGGACAGTGGGTCAATTGTGATAACGTTAGATTTAGATACGGTTCTCCTGAAAAGATAGGTGGTTGGAAACAATTAGGTGAAAGTAATTTAACAGGTGCTGGTCGTGGTCTTCATCATTATGTAAATAGTTTAGGTAGAAAATATTCTATCATAGGAACAAATAGAATTTTATATGCATATTCAGGTGGTGTATTTTATGACATACATCCAATTAAATCTACAACAACGCTTACAAGTGCATTCACCACAACTAATGGATCACCAACTGTTACAATAACTTTTAGTAGTGACCACGGTATATCTGCACAAGATATAGTATTGTTAGATAACTTTTCTGCAATAACTGATTCTAATTATAGCGCATCTGATTTTGATGATAAAAAATTTATGGTAACGACTGTACCATCAAGCACAACTATAACTATCACTATGCCATCAAACGAAACAGGATCTGGTGCAACTACATCAGGAGGTATTAGAGTACAACACTATTATCCAGTTGGACCAGCAGTGCAAGCTAAAGGTTTTGGTTATGGGTTAGGAACTTGGAGTGGTGTAGAAGTAGGTGCTTTTACAACAACTTTAAATGGTGCATTATTAGATGATACTGCAGGAACAGGTGGATCAGGAACTTCTATAACTTTAACAGACGCTTCACAGTTTCCAAGTTCAGGAACTAATTTTATACAAGTTGGTAATGAAGAAATATCTTACACAGGTGTTTCTGGAAATGACTTAACGGGAATTACAAGAGCGGTTAGAAATTCTACAAGATCTGCTCACTCTGATGGAGCCACAGTTACAAACTCTTCAAACTATGTTGCGTGGGGAGAAGCAGCATCAGGGGACTTGGTATTAGAACCGGGTATGTGGTCATTAGATAATTTTGGTGATAAAGCAATTTGTTTAATTCATGACAGTGCAGTATTTGAATGGAATTCTGCAGCATCGGGAGCTACATCTACAAGAGCAACTATTATAACTGGTGCACCAACTGCATCAAGACATATGTTGGTATCTACACCGGATCGTCACTTAGTATTTTTTGGAACAGAAACAACCATAGGTACAACATCAACACAAGACGATATGTTTATTAGATTCTCTGATCAAGAGGATATAAATACATATACACCAACAGCAACCAATACTGCCGGCACACAAAGACTTGCAGACGGATCACAGATCAGAGGAGCGATTAGAGGTAGAGATGCTATTTATGTTTGGACTGATACCGCTTTATTTACACAACGTTTTGTTGGTCAACCATTTACATTTGCGTTTGCACAAGTAGGAACTAACTGTGGACTTGTAGGACAGAATGCATGTGTTGAAGTAGATGGCTCTGCGTATTGGATGTCAGAAAATGGTTTCTTTAGATATGCTGGTAAATTAGAATCATTACCTTGTTTAGTAGAAGACCATGTTTATGATGACATAAATTTAGAATCAGGTAATCAAATGGTTTCAGCAGGATTAAATAACTTGTTTGGAGAGGTAATATGGTTTTATCCAACATCAACATCTTCTGTTGTTAATAAACAAGTTACCTATAATTATTTTGATTCATCACCACAAAGACCAGTTTGGACCATTGGCACACTTGCTAGAACTATGTGGGAAGATTCTGCAGTATTTGGATTACCACACGCGTTAGAATACGATGCATCAAACGATAGTTCTTTTGATGTTGTAGGAAACACAGAAGGTAGAACAACATACTATGAACATGAAACAGGAACAGATCAAGTTAAAGGTGGAACTGTTACAGCTATAACTGCTAATATAGAATCAGGAGATTTTGATATTACACAAGCAAGAGCACAAGGAACCGGACAAGCTACAGGTGTTGCAACATTTAGAGGAGACGGTGAGTTTTTAATGAAAGTTAGAAGATTTATACCAGACTTCATATCTCAAACTGGATCAACTAGAGTTACATTAAATTTAAAAAATTATTCTAATAGCACACAAACAGGTTCATCATTAGGACCTTTTGATATTACATCATCCACAACAAAAGTAGACACACGTGCTAGAGCAAGAGCTATTGCTTTAAAAATAGAAAATACATCAACAAGTCAAAGTTGGAAGTTAGGAACTTTTAGATTAGACACACAACCAGACGGAAGAAGATAATGGCAAAGATAGTACAAGTATTAACAAGACCGAGTAAACAATATGATTTATCTACAGCAGAATCTCAAGTACGAGATCTTGATGCAATTGTAGAAAAATTAAACTCTACGTTTCAAGAAGAACTAAAACAGGAGATAGAAGCATTTAACTTCTTTTTAAATTAATGGCTAACAGTTTTAAAAATAAAAAAGTAGATTTAACTACAACAGATTTAACTACATTATATACAGTGCCTACAGCAACAACGACTGTTATTAAATCATTGTTAGTATCAGAGGACGCTGGATCAGGGACCACAATAACTATAACATTAGTTGATGCTAGTAGTAATATATTTAATTTGTTTAAAACTAAGGCTATTGCATCTAATGCTACTACAGAACTTTTGACTCAACCTCTAGTAATGGAAGAGAGTGAGATACTTAAAGTACAAGCTGCTGACGCGAACGAGCTGCACGTCATAGCTTCAATATTAGAAATACAGCCAAGGGAGGTAACAACGTAATGAAAGAGTTAAAACCTGAAAAAATAATAGAAAAAATAACAAATAAGAAAACAGGCGAACAATATTTATCTGAAAATGAATGGAAAACAAAAGGTGTTTCTCCAGAAGATATTCAAAGAGATGTAACTATAGTAATGCCTAGCCTTGATTTATTGGGCAAAACAAAATAAGATAGAACGATGGCCATAACTAGAACTCAAATCGCAAAACAAATGTTAAAACAAGGTGGAAGAACTGGATTCTTTACAGCTGGTTTAGCTGCTGGGGATGATATATCACCAGGGACTAGCACTAGTGGTGTTGGTGGTGATAAAGGGGGAGGTCTTAGCTTTAGAGGAAAAATAGATAGAACAATACCAACTATAACTCCAAAACAAAAACCAACGGACGATATTTTTTTTGGTGATGAACCAATGCCTATAATGGGGCCATCACTTGGAACTAGATTTAAAAGAGGAGTTAGAACCGTTTTTGATAAAACACTTTTAGGAAAAATTATTAATCGTTTAGGCGGACCACCTCCAGGGAGTCCTGACTATAATGTAACAGCAAATTTTATATCAAGACCAGATGATGGTTTTGGTCGTGGGGATGGACTAGGTGTAGATCCAAGACTTATTTTGATGAGGGCACAACAAGCAGGGACCATGGACAACGTGCCAGAAGAAGATGAAGAAGACGAAGCATTTCAAATGGCAAGAAGATTTAGAGCTGACGGCGGTATCATGAACACTCAAATAAGACAAGCATATGGAATTGGAGATATTGTTGAAAAAGCAACAAGAGCTGTTAAGAAAGTTGCAAAGTCACCAATAGGTAAAGCTGCATTGTTATATACAGCGACAGGTGGTCTTGGTAATTTAGCATCGGGCCAAAGTTTTTTTAGTAACTTTTTAAGCCCTACTCAATTTTTAAGTAATACAGGTAGTATATTTAGTAAAGAAGGTTTAAGAAATATTTTAGTTGGACGACCAGAGTCTATAATAAGCCCATTAGGTCAAGATATATTTAGACAAGCGGCAACAAAAGGTATATTAGGAGTAGGTGGTAAACTATCAATCGGTAAAGCAATCACAGCAGCATCATTATTACCATTATTAGGTATTGGTACAGGTGACGAATCAGAAGAAGAAGCACAAGCATTATTGGATCAATCTGGTATTGATATAGATAGATTAAGAAATGATAGTGTTTATAGAGAGGCAACACTTGCTAGAAGATTTAAAGCTGAAGGTGGATCTATGAAAGAACCAGTGGCAAAGAAAACTATGCCACTATTAGACATGGGTGGACAAGAGATGGATTTAAGAGCTGAAGGTGGTTTTGTACCAATA